ATGTTAATGAAGATATATTACCACTATCCATAGCCAATCTTATTGCGTCAACATCATTATTTGTATCTCTTACCTGACCATGAAACGAAAACCCTCTAAAATTATCGCCTGTGTCATATCTATGACCAAAACCGTGGTAAGTATTACCTCTTGTTGAATGAGAGCCTGTTCTTTTAGGAATTATATGAATAGTAAATTGACCACCTTCAGCTGCGTCATTACCCATACCTGATTTTTGAAAACCACCGTAACCTGTTGCTTTTGAGTTATGTTCAGTATAATCACCACTTGAACCTGCAACACCTTGGTTTACCCACGAATAGTTTGCACTAGAAGATAAAAATGAACTACCACCGTCTGTTGAAAATTGAGCTTGTAATTTTGCTCCGTCAGTTGCTGGTAATATCTGAGCAATTACCAATGTAAACATTTGATAATCAGTTGGTAATGTAATATCAACTTGAGCGACAGCTGAGTCACTACTTGCTGAACTAATTTTTGCTAAACCAGAACCTTTTGTTAAGGTTACATTATTTGCGAATGCTCTTGTTATTGCTCCCATATTAGACTCCTAGATACCTTAATACTATTTCAGCTCCGTTTGCCGGAGCAACTTGAAATGTTAATGTTGTTCCTGAAATTGTGTAGTCATCTGTTGGTACTAAACAAATACCATTTACAAATACTAACACATCATCTACAGTTGTCCCACCTAAACAAGTTACTGTCGTAGCAGAACCGTTACCTGAATTTGTTTTATCTGTAGTATTACTTAATTTTCTTCTTTTTGCACCAAGACATTCAACTAAATGACCCATATAAGCATGAGCTGAACATTGATAAAATAAAGGTGATGGTGTATCGCCGTCTATTTCTAGTGTAGTGTGAGCACCTGCACTACCTGGTGTACCACTTGTTGTTACGCCTGTAGAAATTAATCTTGATTTATCCCATGAACTATAAAATAATAATGGGTGTCCTGTATTTGTACTATCTGATTGGTCAAATTTATATTTACCTGGTGCCAAAACTAAAGCAGGTGATTCATGTCCGTCTAAAAAGTAACCACTTGCTGAACCTGTACCATGATGGTAATGTTCAGTTGTTTTTGTTCCAACTGTAACTGCAATTGATTTAATAACTCCGTCATCTGGTGACCTAAATCCTAGGTAACCAACATCCTGTGGGTCTGCGCCTTGGAAATCTATATCAACACCGTTAACAGTTGCTGAAGCACCTGTTTTTGATGAAACTGTTAAAGTACCTGCCATAGCACTATGAGAAGTACAAACATAATAGATTGTTGCTTGAGCAATTGGTACTTCAAAGTATAATACACCTGAAGTTTTACCTTGAGCAGATACTCCAGTTGTAATTGTTCCGTTTGTTGCTACATGGGTTAATCCTGTAGTAATTCTATTACCTGAATTGTAAGCACCACTTGATGTTTGTAAAACAAATGGATGTGAACCACCTAAATCATCTAAATCAAATGCAATTGTTTGACCTTGAAAAGTATAAAGAGTAGGATTGTCTGTAGTACCGTAGTGTGAAGTAAATCTATATGCACTTGAACCGTTAGCTGATACTTTTAAAACTTGAGCCGAACTTTTACCTGCTGTTGATAAAGTAGCAACATTGTGAGGTTCCCATTCTCCTTGAGCAGAATTCCATCCTAATACTTGGTCTAAAGCAGGAGCTGCTGTAGTAACATCAACATCACTATGTAAACCAATTGATGAGTTTTCTGAAAGTATTTGAATCCAAGAATCTGATTCTGCAAAGTAAGCTTTGTAATCGTTTAATGTTGTTGCAAACATTCCTTCATAGTTTGTTGAGTTAGGTAATGAAGCGAAGTTAGCAAATTGAAATCTAATTTTATTTGATTGACCTGTACTATCAATAGTACCTGTACCAGTAATTGATAAGTTATTTAAAGTAGCTGCTGTTGCACCTAAACTTACAGAAGTATTACCAAGCGTAACTGCTGAATTGGCTAAGTTTGCATTTGAAATAGCTGCACTACCTGATAAGTTAGCATTTGTTAATGCGTCAAGATTAATATTAATCTCATTACCACCAACCTGTGTTGTAATACCAGGACCACCAATTATTTGTAAAGTTTCTCCAAGATTTACTGTTTCTTGGGTTGAAGATGTATCTTCTATTTTAAAAAATGAGTTGGCATTACCAGAAGTTAAACCAACTGAAATCTGATTATTTGAAACTGTTGTTGTAATACCTGTTCCACCTGCAACTGTAAAAGTTTCGCCTGTAGCAAAAGTATCATTTGAACCACTATCAGCAGCTAATGTAAATGTAGAGGTTACTGTAGAAAACGATAAGTTTCCTGAACCATCTGTTTTTAAAAATTGGCCAGCAGAACCATCTGCTGTTGGATGTGATAGACCGTCAAGTATAACTTTACCTGAACCGTTTGGTGTAATTGCAATATTTCCATTTGATGTTGAAACAATTGAATTACCATTAATATCTAAATTACCACCTAATTGAGGTGTACTATCGGCAGATAATTCTAGTGCTAAAGTACCAGGTACAAAAGAAGAACCGTTCCATTTCAATACATTATCTGTACTTGCACTAGCAGTTGATATGTTTAAAGCAGAGCCGTCACCTAATGCCGTGTATAATTCATTAAAGTTGTTGTTTACTATTAAACCACCAGCACGGAGGTTAGAACCTGTTCCGTCATTGGGGTTAGTACCTAGATTTATTGTTTGTTTTGCCATTAATTGCTCTCTTCTTTACTATATTTATACGCCTTATTCGGTTGTTTTATCAAATGTCAATGAGTTACTATCGAATTTTGTAATGGTGTTAGAAAAGAACGCTTTATTTGTTCCTATTTCTGCTGGAACATTTAAATTCATCTTTAAATTTTCCATACCATTATCGTTTAGTGTTGCAATCATAATACCAGGTTGACCATCTAAACCTGTTCTTGTACTATGAATTAATTGTTTACTTAATTCTTCAAAAGTGTAACCAGTACCAGTAGTAGAATAAGCTCGTAGTGCCTCTCTATTTACTGACTTAAATCTTGGACCTGCAAAAGCATAACCTTGTCTAACATCATGTATAACGCCAGTTTGGTCTGCAAATAAATTTCTAACTCTTGATGTGTATTCTATATCTATACCTGACCTTAAAGTCAAATCTCTAGTAGTATTACTAAATGGAGATAATGTTGAAGTATCAAAATCTATTTTTCCTGATTCATGTGCTTTCGCTCTTAATGAAGTACCGTCTGAACCTGTTCCTAATCTTCTACCAAATACTGTAGTAAATAGAGTATTCATAATAGAGAATAGTGGAGTATCTACAGCACCTGATACTTGACCTGTAATTGGGAATTTAACTTTTGCGTCAATTCTATTTTGTACCGAAACTTGTCCTGAAAAGTAAAAACCTGCTGTGTGCATTGTGGATTTAAATGCGTCTCTCCAAGTATTGATTGAAGAACCAACTTTAAGTACATAAGAAAATTCTTGATAGTATAAACTATCTTGTATCTTCATTGTTGTTTCAGATAAGAAACCATCTTCGTTTACAAATGAACCATCTGTATCTGTTACAGAAGTTACACCAAAGGTAGCAGTTGCAACATTAAATTTTCTGATATTGGCAGCTGCGTTAGATGTTGCACCTGTTATTTGTTCATTTAAAGTAAAAGTACCATCAACACCTGAAACAACTAATAAACCTCTTGTTAAATCAAAAGAAACAACTTTACCAGTTTTGCTAGAAGATGTGCCTGTTATAGTTTCGTTATTTACAAAAGCACCACTAATATTTCCTACAATTAAGTTTTGAGTAAATACAACCGACGGAGATGGAGAATTTTGGTGAGCAATACCTTGTTCAATAACTTTAATATTTTTAACTGTACCAATTTCATCACCAAAAACTTTAAGTACAGCATTTTCACCAGTTGAACTGTTTACTACAACTGTAGGCAATGAAGTATAATTACCACCTTTGGATGTAAAGAATAAATCTGTAATTTCTCCAGTATTTGAAGTTAAAGATTCTTGTACAATTTTTTGACCTGAATATAAATCAAATTGAGTTGTACCTTCTTCTAAAAGAATATGGTCTTCCGTTTCTGCTGTATTAAGTGTGCCGTCTTCTAAATTCATTGCACCACCAACTACTGCAACAAAACCGGCAGCGCCAGCACCATCTGTATTTGTATTTGTAAATACTAAAGAGTCACCAATTTGATAGTTAGCACCTCTATTATCTAAAATAACTTCCGATATAGGACCTGAACCAACACCATCAACTTGAATTAATGCACCTGTACCACCACCTGTTACTGATACTGAATCTGTATTTGTGTATAATGCACCATCATTGGTAATTGTTTCAGTAGATAAAACACCTGTAATTGTAGATTTTATAAAAACATCATCTGTAGTTTCTTTTTGACCTTGGATTATTTCGCCAATTTGAAATGTGCCAACAATAGTATCACCATTTAAAATAAATTCTGAAACTGAATCAGCACCTATTTGGAATTTAAATACATTCTCTACAGTAGCAGTTGCTAGTGATGTTGCACCTTGAATTGACCTACCAATTAAATCTGTAGGTTCTCCGATAGGAGTAACCGTTCTTAAAATTTTGTTTGTAGTAAATTTACCGTCAGAAGGCTTTAAAAGATTTTCTCTAGGATATAATGTTTCTGATTCTTCTCCAAATAACAATCTAAAAAATAATTCATGGCCTGCTTGAGTACCTTTTGCTCGATACATTGACCTAATATTTTTAATAAGTTTTCTTTTATCAACTCCTGAATCTAAACTTTCTGGAACTGTTTTTAAAAACTCTTCTCTAAAGTTTGAAAGAAATCTATCAATAGCCCCGTCTGGGTCTCTAAAGTTAATTAAGTCTTGAATATTATTTACAGGATTTGGTTGATATGTACCTAATGTAGCAGAAGCATTTGAAGTTTGACCTGTAATTACCTCTCCTGATATAAATTTATTTTGTGCTGATATAAAAAGACAACCGCCTGTAGTACCGTTTATAATATCAACACCTAGAATAGTTGCTTGTGCTTTTGATGTTTCACCTTTTATAATTTCACCAAATTGAAATTTTCCATAAACAGAACTTTCTTGTAAAAGTTTATCGCCTGTATCTAATGGTGTTCTATCAGTAGCAAGTCTTGAACCATCTAATAGTAAGGAGTTTTCTTGGTTAGTTTCTGTTTCTAGTAAAATACCATCTGTAGTTTGTACATCACTTACGGTCAGCTTTGCTGATTCCATAAATTGATAGTAAGTCTTGATGAACTCCATAAACTTTGGATGTTCTTCAACAGCAAACTCCGGGATTTGTGAACCTAGTAGATTTGATAGTTTATTATCAAACTTCATCTTTTATTTCCTTAATAACTAGATGTTGTCGTATAACCAACACCAGCGTCAGCAGAACCACCAACAAATGAATCAGCTGTTACAGTAATTGAAGAGTTGGCAGTATCTATGTTAATAATTTGGTCTCTAACTGGAACTATATCATTACTGTTTGGTGTTACTGTTATTTCTGGTTGAGTAGCGGCCGCTCCTCTTATATTTGAAACACTTTCTATATTTAATGAGTTAATGACAATTGCACCTGTAGTATAATCTATTGTACCTTGTAAAAGGTTATCATATGTTTGTACACCTGAAACATAATGGAATCTTCTAATGTTTCCTGCACCATCATCATTTAAAAACATTTCGTTTGTATCTCCTTCAATTTTAAATCCTGTTGATGATAATATACCACCAGCAGCTGCATTGTGTCCTGAATGAGGATTATATAAAGCGTTTCTAAAATAAATGTTATATTGTGAAGATGTGTTTAAAACAGGTGTAAATGATTTTCTAATTTTTAAAGTTGTAATATTACTTACAATAGAATTATCTGTATCGTCAATTTCACCAATTACTTTTGAATATCTGAAAACACCAGCAAATTGATTTAATACACTAGAATTATAATTTTGTAAAGTTGCAATAATAGATGTTCTAATACTATCAGCAGTTAATGATGTTGCCGAAGCGTCATATTTAATATTTGATGTAAGTAAAATGTCTGTAGTTTCCGGGTCAACAATAACTGGTGTAACTGAAGCAACATTAAAAGTTTTTAATCTTGAAACAATATCTGCCTTTGTAGTTTCTGTTAATGTAGAACCACTAGCAGCTTTAATTGCAATTTTAACTGTTCCATAAACCGGTGTTTCGTCATCTTCTCCACCGTATGCACTAACTGATAAAGCATTTGGATAAATTGACTTTGTTAGTGTTTCGTAATCTTTGGTTGTTACCGCTCTGTCTTGAGCAGTATATTGTAAAGGCGCATTGTATCTAATTGACTCTTTTGATTCAATATTAGCGCCGTTAGCTGCATTTGAATTTACAGTTACCGTTACATCTGAAAATCCGCTAATAGAACCTTTTAATGAAAAACTTGAAGCGCCATTAGCTGCTTCTGCATTTGAAATTATGTATTCTATTTTTACAATGTTACCATCTGCTAATTTTTTACCAATAACGCCATCACCAAAATAAATCTCAAATTTTCCGTCAGAAGTTTCTTGTAAAAAGAATGCTTTTGAAATATTAGACAAGTTTGTATAACCTGTAGCTAATGTGTAAGTATTAATTGTTGTATCTTGAGCAGATTCTTGAACTGTTACTTTTAAAGTTGTAGTATCAACTAATCTATTTGGAATTACAAATTTTTGGTCAACATCTGTACTATCAACTGTATAAGTGAAACTTGCTAAAGTACCTTCATAAAGTTTTACATTTGTAAACTCATAAACACCTGAACTTGGCGTAATTGTTACATCTGCATTTGGTAAAAAAGTATAATTAACTCCGTCAACTGTAGTTTCAAAAGTTGTACCTTTTAAAAGTGTTAAACTCGTACCTGAAGCATTATTAACTTTAATTGTTATGTCTGCTACAGGACTTCTTGAAGATGTTGGTGTATAACCAATCATCTTTGCTAATGAAACAATATTTTTTCTTATATCGGCACTATCAAGATATAATTCATTACTCATCATGTTTGCATTGAAACCAAGATAGTGAGTATTGTATGCTAACAAGTCTAATAAAATGGACATACCAGAACCTTCAAAATCAAAGTCTTGAAATTCTGTTTGTTGTTTTAAAAATGTTTTTAAGTTTGCTTTGACTGAATCAAAGTCGAATTCTGATACTGTTAATTTATTTGACGCCATTTTTATCTAACTCTTTGTAATAGTGTTGTTACTGAAACCGGTTGAGGCATATTTAAAACATAAAACGAGATAGTTACCTCTATAGCGTTTTTATCTTGTTTTTCACTTACAGATAAATCTGCTAATCTAGCTCTAGGTTCATAATTAGTAATTACTTCTTCTAATTTTCTTCTAATAAACATTCCAGTTATAGGTGTAAAATTTTCAAATAGTAATTCTCTAATACCACAACCTAATTCTGGATGGAATGGTCTTTCGTATGTCGCCGTATTTACTAAATTACGGACAGAGCGTTTAACTGCTTCAACACCCTTTATTTTAGTTATATCATTGGTAACAGCGTTTCTAGTGAAATCTAAATTTAAATCACTAAAGACACGATTGCCAGTTTTACTTGAATTGTTGCTTGAAGCGTCATAATTTGCCATATCATGGATATTTATACATCATCCACTAAAGACATTGCTAGAACCTGTCGTTATATTTTCAGAGCCGCCATATAGCGAACCAACATAAGCTAGTGGTTGTGAATTTACTCTAACAGTAGTAGAAGTACCAGCGCTCATGGTAGGAGCGTGATTTGGACAAATCGGTACTGGTGGAAATGTATGTGTGGTAACTGCGTCACCAAATCTAACTATTCCTATACTATTTGCTCTAACATTTGGTGAACAAGCATTTGTAGTAGTTGTACCTGTACATAAATGATTTGTAGAAACAGCATCCGTACTATTTCCTCTTGCTACTGCTGGCATTTTATCTTCCTTGCAATTTTTTTAACGCTTCTCGTCTTCGTTCTCTAATTAACTCTTGTTTTATTTTTCTTCCAACAGGTATTAGAATACCATGTATCATTTCTTTGCCTTTTTTGCTCATATATTCAACACTTATCATTCTATCTTTAAAATTACTTTGAACTGCCATGATAGCTTTCTTTAAACTCATTTTTTCAACTTCTTTTTCAACGCCATCAGCATTCCAAAACTTAAATATTCTCATTTTCGCCATAAATCCTCTTTAATTACAATTAATCGTATAAAACTTCATCAGAAATGTCTAATTCGTGTCGGCAATTTGTACAACATATAAATTCTACAAGTTTTCCGTCGCCATCTTTCTCTTCTCGTTTGCAATGACCGTAAGCTTTGTTACAATGACAAGAATGGCCACAATTTTTACAGTTTAACATGAAATTTCTCCGTTTATTACTATTTATCAAAAATTACAAGCTGCTTTTAGTTGACTTAAATTGATTCTTTTCATGTCATCCATAGAATCTATCGCTGATTCGCCGATTCTTTCGTAATCCGGGTTAAATGAGCAGTCGATTCGCTCATCTTCTGTCGTAAAAGTACAGGAATTGACAAAAAAGAACAAAAGTAGAACAAAAAAAGTAAGAAACCCTTGATTTATAACGCTTTTTTTCGCCATTTTTTTGAAAATAATGCTTGCTTTCTACATTTAGCTGTGGTATAGTATATGTATATTTAGAAAGGAAACACTATGAACACATTTTTTTCAATGACTACAATACTTTCAGCAATTATGGCTGTTGGTGCAATCGAGGATTGTAAAGGGCATTGTCTCGGGAACGAGAACTGGACTTTATTCTTCATTATGGTTGGTATTATGATGATATCTGCCTTTTTAACTTTTGCAACAATGAAAGGAAATCAATAATGCAAGCTTTACCAAAAGATAGGCGTAGAAAAGTATTTGAAAGAGTTGTAAATCCACTATTAATTACACACTTGACACCATCTAGTTATAACGGTACTTGTATCGCTTCAAATATACCAATTAAATATTTAAAATATTTTAAAGAAGTATCTGCTTCAAGAAGAGCAAAGAAGATTAGATACAGATATAGAGGTGTTTCAAAACCTGGTTATAACAGACCTCAATCATTTTGCCATATGTATGGCGCTGACACATTTTCAGTATACCACAGATAAACTAAAAAGGAGAAAACACTATGATAAATGTAAATCAAACTGCTAAAACACTAGACGAAGGAATTAAGAACTTGATGGCTGGTGCTAAACTAGACTATGAAAAATCGTCAACTATGGGTGGCAAAGAATTAACTGGCTACTGTAAAGAACAAGTTGATAATTGGGATAACAAAACAAAAGTTTCACAAGGTAAAAAGTACATTAAGATTGTACAAGATACTGGTGTTTTTTGTTTTATCGCAAAAGAAGACTTTAAACATTTTAAAAAAGGTGATATATTGAAAGCCGCTGGTTACAATGCGCCTGCTTTAAATTCTGCCAGAGGTAATGTACTTTC